CCACAGGTCAGGTTGACGTAGGAACAGTGTTTACAAGTCCTGGTATTACTCTTAATGAATATGGAGTAACACCTGTTGGTGGTGATTGGTTCCGTGTATATGCAACTATCACCTTCGGTTTTGGTATCGACAATCTTCAAGGAGACTTCGCTATCTATAATCGTTCAGCTATCGCTGCTTCAGGAAATCAAGGTTTCTATGTTTGGGGTATTAAACTCAACTCTGGTTTCCTTGATCCTTATACTGCTGGATCTGGCAAGTTGTTCTATTCAAATACCGAATATAACATTAAGACATATGCACTGGATCTTCTGACTGAGTACATGATTGCTTCAATTTCTAATGAACTTGTTGTCCCTTCTCCTCTTGCTGTTGTAGGTTCGTTCTACCAGGATCCAACATCAGCAGCTGCTCTTCCTGATGGTAACTACAGCAATGAATCTATCGCTAGATTGATTCGTTATGGTACTAGTACAATTAAGAATCAGTTTATTAATGATTCATACTATACAAATCTCACTCAATATAATGCTGTAACTTTCGGTTCTAAAAACTATGGTGTTAGAGATATTCCTGTAGGAATTACTGGAGGACTAAATGCCTCTGATTATTTCTATGGATTGAGTTCTGATTCAAATGCTGAACTTGCTAATCTCACTACTAACGAGGGTCTGATCGTTAAAGTTTACAGAAGATTCCGTATAGACGGAGATATTACTGATGGTCCATTCACCATGAATGAAACTGTTGCTAAGCAGGGTGCTCCTAGTATCACTGGTGTAGTTTACGGATTCTATGAGGATGAGAACTTTAAGTATCTCGATGTTGAAGTTACTGCTGGTCCTTGGGCGGTTACAGACTTTATCGTTGGTGGGGAGAACTCAACAACTGCACAAATTAGTGCCATCGAAGATCGCATTCATATCATCGATCTTCAGGGAGACTTTGTTGAGGATATTCAATTCCTTGGTTATACTTCTGGAGCAGTTGCTGAACCTACTTCATTCATCAAAACAGAAGCATCTGTTACTTCCAATAGTGGAGGTCTCCTGACAGTTGACACTGAGAGTTTGGTAGGGACTTTTGAGAAAAACTCAGTAGTCTATCCAGCATCGTCTAGAAAGTACATTGATGTATCTCAGGTTTCTGGTCTTCAGGTATCGGTTGGTGATCGCATCGCGTCTGATGGATACATTAGATTGGGTGTCTCTGTTATTTCAACTTCAAATGTATTCATTGTTGGAAATAGGATCTATAAGGTTGTTAATAATCTTCAAGATAACAGTGTATATGGTGTTATCACTGAAGTAGATCTAGATAACAACTATATCTACATTACCATGATTCAAGGTGAGTTCCAAAATGGTGACTACATCGGAGATTATGGAGTTGATATTTTCCCTCAAGGTTTCGCCACAATCAATACAAAGGTTACGGTTGATGGTGCAGCATCTGCTCGCGTCCAAGACGTCAGAGCAGCAGGATTGAGTAAGAGAATATATCTTACAGATATCGCAGGAGCATTTACGAGCAAGGATGCTATTATCGGGTCTTCTTCTTATAAAGCAGTCATCACGGATGTCGTAGATCTTAAAGCTCGCGTGAAGAGAGCATCCAAAGGATTTGATGGTACACAAACTACCTTCTCTCTCACCATTGAAAATGGAACTCCATATCTGCCCGATCCAGAAGGACACATGATGATTTTCGTCAATGGTATTCTTCAACCTCCTGGAGCAACTAACGCATATACAGCGTTCTCCGACCAAATTCAATTCGCTGAGGCACCAGAACTTGGGTCCTCATTTACTGGATTCTATATTGGTAAGATGAGACAGTTGGATGATATCTCGTTTGAATTTGATTCCTTACGCCAGTCATTCAACCTCAAGCGTAATGAAGTATTCTATTCACTCACGCTTACAGAAGGTGTTCAATCTACTGTGATTAGACCCGAAAATAATATTATTGTTTCTCTCAATGGTGTTGTTCAGGAACCTGGAGTTGGTTTTGAGATTGTTGGTTCACGAATCATCTTCTCCGAAATTCCTCGCGTAGATTCCACATTTGTCGCATTCTCTTATGTTGGTTCTGAAGCAGACGTTGATGCTGCTGAGGTAGTTCCACCAATCGAAGCAGGAGACTTCATCGAGATTGAGGGAGAAACTGAAGATCGTGAGGTAGCGGTTATTGAATCGTCTAACTCTCTCATCACCTTCGATTATCTTGGGTCAGTCTTTGGTCAAGGTGCCATCGGGCAATCTGCACTTACGAGCGGATTTATTAACACTGTCCAAGTCACTTCTGGAGGTTCTGGTTACACAAGCAGACCTACAGTTAGAATCGACTCTATCTCTGGTTTCGATGGCAATATCCGCGCATTGGTTGGCATCTCTACGGTTCAAATGAACGAGTATGGTTCTGGATATCAAAATCCAGTTATCGTTATTGAGAGTGAAGTTCCCGATGATTGGACCGCACCAAATCTCGCAGATTATGGTGAAGAACTAGTTGATCCAGAGATCGCATAAATAACTAAAAACGTAGTAAGTAATGGCTAAACAAGCACTAAACCTTGGAGCTTCTGCTAATGACAATACGGGGGATACCCTCCGTATTGGTGGTGATAAAATTAATGATAATTTTAACGAACTATATACCGCTTTAGGTAATGGGGTAAGTTTAACTGTTAATACATTGAACCCCATATCGGGGCAAGTTCTTCGTTATAACGGATCTACCTTTCTTCCTTCAGATTATAGTAATCTTACATCTGCTTTGGATGTAAATGGTAACTCAATTATCTCCTCTAGTGATGGCAATATTCCAATTGCTGCAAATGGAACTGGTCTCATTACACTAGCATCTAACTCGGTCACTTCGACATTTGGTGCTACTGTTGACATTCCTACTAGTGTAAAATATAAGAATGAGTATGCATCCTTAGCAGCTGCTCCTGCTGCAGCATCCTATCCTGGTTATTTCTTTACCGTAGATGGTACTGATGATCCTTATGTAAACATCAATATCACTGAGGGTGGTCTTGGTGATGTTAGAGCAAAACTTCTTACTGAGTATTCAAGTATTGATGACTTGAGTAATGTTGATGTTACAACAGCAGCACCAACAACAAATCAAATTCTTAAGTGGGATGGATCTAATTGGGTCCCTGGAGATGATCAAGCAGGTGTAAGTGCCATTAATGTTTTCCAGACTGTTAATGCAGATTCGGGAACTACTACAGCAAACAGTCAAGCAGATACACTTACTATTGCTGGTGGTACTAATATTACTACAGCAGTTTCTGGCGATACCGTAACGGTAAACTTTAGCGGTACTCTTACCACTACTCTGGCAGCATTAACTGATACTGAAACTGCTGGTCTTACTCAGGGCGATATGCTCTATTGGAATGGTTCTAACTGGATACCAACTCGTAGTCCGATGATTTGGTATGAACTTGGAGCGCCTCCAGGAAACAATTCCAGTTACTATACAATAGCAGGACCTGGATTTGATGGACTTGCTCAAAATCCTAATGTTTATGTTCATAGAGGATTTACATATGCCTTCGATAATAGTGTTGAAGGTGGTGGGCATCCCTTTAGGATTCAATCTACTCAAGGACTGACAGGCACACCGTATACCACTGGTCAGAGTGGAAGTATAACTAACGTTCTTTATTGGACAATTCCTCATGATGCACCTAATACATTGTACTATCAATGTACTCTGCACTCTGGGATGAATGGCACCTTTACCGTCGTAAACTGATAAATGACAAGAACCGTACCTGGATCAGGAGCGATAATTAATCCGATCTTCGATGAAGTTTTCGGTGTTCGCGCTGTAGAATTAATTAGTGGTGGAACTGGATATGATCCTACCGACCCTCCAAGATTAACAATCGATGGTTGTGGCACCCCCGCTCAAGAAGCATTACTATATCCGATCATCGATGCTGATTCGGGTAAAATTATCCATGTCCGTGTTCTTGAAAGAGGTAGCGGATATGATCCTTTAAGACTTAAGATTGTTCCTACATCTGAAACACCAAATGTTTTAGATTCTTTTGACGTCAATAGAATCTGGCAAGACCATCCAAATGCATTAACAAGAGGCACCTTTCAGACCTCAGGTACACCTCCTGTTAAAAACGATAGACTCCGTATTGAGTCTGACAATCATCCCAAACCTACTTGGATATTTGAAGAGTCAGAACCTGGAGGTTCTGGAAATATTGTAGATAGATCTTTTGATCAAGTTTTTGTATATCGCGGTGGTAAAGATGTCCCTTTTCAGGGAGATAGAACTTTTCAAAATAACAAGGTTTTGGGAATTCTGGCAAACGGTGGTTTGTTGCATACTCCAGAATTTGGTACTTCTGGTAATGCCCCAACAAACTTTTCTATTGATACTGTAAAATATGATTATGTTAAAGGAACTAATGCAAATGATGTAGTTCTTGATGGCACTACTCATTATTATCAAACTAGTAAGACAATTGATGAGTTCAATAGTGCTAATGGAGTATTCCAGTGGGGATCTTTAGAGCAGTTCGTTTGGTATATTAAGGTAGAGTATGACAATATCATGCTTTATGTTGATAACGTAGACGAAACTTTAAATCCAATTGAAGTAGGCAGGACAATAAATGAAGTAGGAGGAACTGCTTCGGGAGAAATTGCAAAGATTGTCAGGAATGCTCAGAACCAAATTGTTAGAATTTATTTAAGGCAGGTTATAGGATCATTTGAAGCAACTGATTTTATTCTAGGTTCGACTGGATTCCAATTTAGAGTCGCTGGTGATCCAGTTCTATTCCCCAATGGTCTCTTCTATATTGATTTTGGTGTTGATTCTCATGAGTTTGGTGATTTCATTCCTGGAGTCTATTACCTTTCCCCAGAAAGTATTAAGGTTCAAAGAAATTACTTAATTATTTGGGATCAATCCGATCCATCAAATCAACCGTCCGCTCACCATCTTCAAGGACATCCAATGCAACTTAGTACCACTCAAGATGGTACACTAAACGGCGGTACTCTATATTACAATAGTACAGGTGCATCTGCTGCACCTGCTACTGATTACGAAAACGAGTTTACACCCTTATTCATTATGAATGAGGATGAGAATAGTCGTATCTATTATTACTGCAAGTTTCACCGCTATATGTCGGGATACGAAGGTGATGAAGGGTATATGTATCTCGATCCCGAGATTGAGGAAGAAGAAGAGCATGAAAATAATTACTTTTACAAGGATTACTATCAAACTGATTCAAATGATCCAAGCACTATTGATAGATCTAGGCATGTAGACGGTCACTCTAAAGTTCTTGGTATGTCCTTTGATGGATATCCCATTTACGGACCATTTGGATATGTTACTGGCAGAACCCCTGGCAGAATGACTAGTTCGTATAGGTTTAAAACTACTACTGAACTTCCTGGTACTAGAGAGGAGGTTGTAACTGCTAGTACAGTAACGTATGCTGTTACTGTTTCAAATTCTAAATTTTATTTTGATGGTCAAGAGCAAGAGTTACTGAATCTGAAAAGAGGAAAAACTTATATCTTTAATCAAGATGATGCCAGCAATACTGCTAATGGCAACTTCTTGATGTTCTCCTTGACCGAAGATGGTTGGCATAATACAGGAAGTTCACTTGATATCGGAACAACTTCATACCTATATGATGGTGAAGGTTCAGTTGAATATTATTTGGATGGAGTTCTAACACCATATGCCACATATCTGGGAGGATTTTCTAGTGCGACGACAAGAGAAATTCGTATCACTATTCCTGTAAATGCACCTCGTGTTGCTTATATTTTCTCATATTCAAATTCTGGTTATGGATCTCGTCTTGTCAATGAAGGATATATTCTTGGTGATTTGACTCAGGATTATATCTATGATTCTGGTGTAGGTAATCTTGACGAATATAACGGTAAGTATGTTGTTACTCCCGAATATCCGAACGGTACTTATGCATATTTTATGACCGAAGATGGTAGTGGGAATCCAGTTTATCCATATGTGATTGGTCCTCAGTACTATGGGTCACCTATATTTGAAGGTGATGCTGTTCCTGAGCAGGTTGCAGTGTTCCCAACGGAAGCAGAAGGTGATGTTGTTCTTAATGATGATGGCACCGTTTCATATATTAAGATGACTCGAAATGGTGATAACTTCTTTGGTACTGCAAAAGCAGTTATTCTTGGAGGTGAAGGAAGTGGTGCTACAGCAACTCCTGTCACTCAAACTGTTACTGGTTTATCATTGCTAAATGAAGGTAGAAGTTATGCAACACCACCAAACCTTATTTTTGAAGGTGGTGGTGGACAAGATGCTGAAGGTGCAGCATCAATTGATACTCTAGGTAAAGTCACGTCAATTAATATTGTTGATGGTGGCGAATTCTATCAGACAGAACCATATATTCTTGTGACTGGTGGTGGTGGACTTGGTGCAAAGGCAAAAGCAGTTATCAGTCAAGGTGCAATTACTGGAATTGATATTACTGATCCTGGCAAAGGATATACATCTCCTCCAAATATTGTCTTCACTAGACTTGTAAATCTTAAGCGTAAAACTAGATCTCGTCAGGCATTCAATTCTTCTGATATTTACTTGACAGGTCTGGCTAAAGCACTTGGACCTAGTGATACTACGGTATATGTTACTTCTACAGATGCATATCCAGGATCTGGTTCTCTTATTATTGATAAGGAAACTATTTCATATACTTCCAAGAGTAGAGGTAGATTTACTGGAATTACTAGAGGTGTTAATTTTAAATATGACCAAAGAGTTATATTAGATGATGGGCAGAATGATGCTAATGGAGATTCCAACTATCAGTTTAATGTTGGTGATAGAGTAATTCGTAGGGTTGAGAATGCTACTAGTAAGATTGCTAAAGTATATGATTGGGATCCTAGTACCAGGGAACTTTTAGTTACTTTTGAAGTTGACGAACTTGCATTTATTGATGCTGGAATTCCTTCAACGACTGATGCTATTGTTCAGTTTGATGCTGGTGTTGCAAATAGTAGTGGAACAGGTGTTCTTCCACATACAATTATTGATGCAGTTGGCAGTAACATATCTACTTTAACAGTACCTATTGGATCAATTGTAGATAAGGCATTTGAAGATAATGATGAGAACGAAGATCCATTAAATCCAGGAACATTCCTAGGAGATGGTATTGCAGATTTAATTAATACTGCTACAGATTATGCAAGTCAAATCAATCTAGATGGCGGCATTTATGATTCGTTATATGGTATCGAAGAAACACAAGGTGGACAAAATACCACACTACTTCAGGTTGGAGATAATATCAAAGACGCAGATATACCATTCAAATATGCCACAATTACTGCTGCAGGTGGATTGAGTGATGGTGTTGAACACCCCATTCTTTTGACACTTACTTTAGATTCTGCTAATGGAAATGGTCAAAATTATAGTACAAATGAAATTGTAACTGGTGCCATCTCAGGTATTCAAGGAACGGTAGTATCTTGGGATATTACTACATCAAAATTAGTATTGAAGGATATTGTTCCTTATAATACAAATAATGTCAATATTGGTGTAAATGGATATCTGTATGAGTTCTCAAGTAACAGTACAGTTGTTGATATGGTTATTGTAAATAACGGAACAAACTATACCGCAGTTCCAAATATTGTTATTGAAAGTACTGGCGACATTCAAGCGACTGGTACTGCTGTAATGTCAACATCTGGTGACCGAGTAGATTCCATAACCATCACAAATGGAGGTTACGGAATTGATCAAACAGTGGACAATAGTTACAATCTACACCCAACGATTACATTTACAAATACTGGTGGTGATACCACTGGTTCT